CAGCGGTTGAGGTAATTAGCTCTCCAGCAGTCGAAAGAAGTGACGCAATAAGGCTGTAACCTGTCGACTCAAGACTAGAGGAAGTCCCAAGGATAATTCTAAAATTATTGCCACTGGTGCCGTTACCGCCGCTAGTCCCGACCCCGTTAAACATCACCGTAATCCGCTTCACCCAACTCGGGATGCTGGTGAAGTCGATGCTTGTCCCACTGGTGCTGTTCTGAGCCGTTTCCAGCACTGGCGAGGCATTAGCCACTGCGGTGGTCACAAATGCCGTGGTGGCCAGTTGGGTGGTGTTGGTCCCTGCGGTCGCCGTGGGGCCCGCTGGGGTGCCGGTGAAGGTAGGGGAGGCAAGGGTGGCCAGGCCCAGGTTTGCGGTGCCCAGCGTGCCGATTGTGATCCAGCTTGTGTTGGCGCCATCGCGCTGCTTCAGCAGTCCGGCGGTGGTATCGGCCCAGAACTGGTAGGCGTAGGTTGTGGCAGGTGCCGTCGCGCCCGATTGATGCGTGGCGATAGCAAGCAGCCTGGTGTTGATCGCGCTGCGCACACCAGCGGCGCTGGTATTCGGCACCACGAGGTCGGTTGATTGTGCCACTAGATCGCTCTACCGAATCCGACTGCAGTGTAGGTAAAGCTCCGGGCCAGGTTTCCGCTGCTGCCCGAGAAGGTCACGGTGAAGCCAGTGGCGGTAACGGCTGAGATGGCGAACTGCTCAGTCGATGCCAGCCCATAAGCGGTGATGCCAACGCTGGGGGCCTGGTAGAACGGCGCGTCGAAGCTCACGGCAAACGGCGCTGCTGTGCTGGTGAGCGTGGCCGAGGATTCAATCCGCTGCTGCAGCTCCAGGTTGGCGCCCAGCTCGTTGATGATGATCGATTGGCTGGCATCGCTGCTCTCCACCATCGCCTTGAACTGCACCGCCCGACCCCGCACGATCGCGTTGCTGAACTCGCGCCATGGTCCCCAGGTGGGCGAGCCGCTGGGATCGTCATTGGTGGTGCGCACCCATGTGGCGGCGTTGACCCGATCGGCGACCTCCTCGAACATCGGCCAATCGTCGATGTTGCCGATGCGGTCATCGAACAGGCTGGCCGGGAGGTAGGGCGTCGTCACCAGCCGACGGATCAGGTTCACATCGAAGATCCGCCCCAGGTCGTAGCTGCTGCCGAAGTCGTATTCGCCGGATGACGCGACCGATCCAATGGCGTCGATGCTGCTGCCGCTGATGCCGTCGAAGTTGTTGTCAGTGGCCAGCGAATCAAACAACGGCAGCTCTGGGATCAGCACCAAGCCGCCCAGCTCCGGGTTGTAGGCCATGTTCGTGAAGGCGCCCAGGAACGGCTCGACCTCCTCGGCATAGGTCTGCACCAGCAGGCGCGGCTGTGGGGTCGGCAGCGTCACCACCACGCTGGCGGCGGTGGCAGAGCGGTTGCCGCTGTCGTCCTCAAATTTCAGCAGCACCGTGCCGGTCAACAGCGGGATCTGCTTCTGGGTCTGGCTGCCAGCAGCAGACGGCACCAGGTCGGTGGCGTTCTCCCAGGATGCGCCAGTGGTCAGGACGCTGTGCCGGATCAACACCTTGCCGCCCAGCCGCACATCGAGGTCGGGAGCCAGATCCCACGACAGGATGGCGCTGGCTTGATCAATCGCCACCAACGAAACACCCGTGGGGTCGGAGGGGGCCGCCGTCTTGCCGTAGGCCACCACCGACAGCGATGTCGCTGGGCTGGTGAGCAGGCCGGTGCCCATGCTCGACACCAATACCTCATAGGTTGTGGCCCTGGTGTCAAGGATCTCAAAGGCGTTGGCGGCAGCGGTCTGGGTGAACCAGTTGCCCTCGGCCTCGCGGTAGCTGACCCGGTAGCTGCTGACCCCAGGCACCAGGCTCCAGCTGAGCTGGATCTTCGCGGCGGCGCGGCTGCCGTTTTCGTAGAGCACCTCCACGCCGCTCAGGTTCTGCGGCGCATCGGGGAGGATGTTCAGGTCGGTGATGTCGCGCTGCTGCAGCGCCAGGCCTTGCTCGACGTTGCCGTATTTGCTGGCGTTGTAGCTCAGCGCAGTGATGGCGCAGCCGATGCCATCGCGCTCCTCCACGGCCAGCACGCGCCAGGTGGAAGCCTGGATGTTGGATGTTTCGTAGATCCAGATGCTGTTGGCCTGCGGCGCCGATGTGAACGCCGTGGCCACGGTGATCACGTTGCCAGCGATCGACTGCACCGCCCTGGACTGCACGGTGCCATCGGTCAGGATCACTGACAGCGTGGGGCTGTTGGCCGTCGTCAGTCCTGTGGCGTCGTCCAGGGTGATGGCGGTGGTGGTGGCTGCTGCAATGGCGCCACCACGCCGCGATCCGGCCCGCATCGGATCGGCCACCTCGATGATCTGCCCGGGGCGCACCGCCACACCAGCGGCCAGGTTGGATGTGAATGAAACGGTTTCGCCTTCGTTCTGCTCGGCATAGAGCAACCACTTGCCCAGCCGCTGCGCCTGGCCTCGGCTGGTGCAGGCGAAGGCGTCAATTTCGGCCTTCACCACCCCATAGCGGGCGATGCCTGCCGCGTCTTCGACCACCTCAAACGAGGCATCGCGCAGGCTCAGATCCTGATAGCGGACCACCGCCACCGTTGGCCTTGACTTGACGCTGCTGCTGCTGTAGGTGAAGCCCTCGGGGCCGACGTTGGCCAGCGTGAACAGGAACGACGGATCAGCGGGCCGGTCCTGGCTGATCGTGAGCGCTCCGACTGCCCAGTAGGGCATCACCCGCATGGTGGAGCACAGATCGTTGATCAGCCGGTAGGCGTCTTCAGCGGTCTGAATGTTGGCGTTGCAACTGAAGCGGGGCTCGGTACCACCAAAGCCATCGGGCACCAGTGCCGATGCGTACTGGCTGGCGGAATAGAAGGCAAACTTGTCGAGCTTGCTGGTGTCCAGGTGGTCGCCCCATCCGTAGCGGCCGGAGGTGAGCAGATCCCACAGGCACCAGGCGGGGTCGCTTGTCCACTGAGCAGCGCCGAAGGTGCCATTCCACACCCCGGCATAGGTCAAGCGGCCGGTGGTGGTGTCCACCGTGGCGTTGCTGGGGATCCTGACCTTCAGGCCCCTCACCCGGTAGCTGCGGGATGGGATCGAATTGAACTGCTCAGCATCAACGCGAAGGCCGACTAGCGCCGAGTTTGGATAGGCCAGCTTGGCGTAGGTGATCGCGCTGTAGCTGCTCCAACTGAAAGCATTGGCCAGCTTGTTGCTGGTGCTGTCTGCTGTCACCCGGCTGACCCGAATATCCACCGGGAAGGGGCCAGATAGGGCGATCAGGTACTGGCGCTGGTACTGCTGAGAGGTTCGGCCGCTGATCGTGTCATCCACCACTGTGGTGTAGCCGCCGCCGTTGTATTGCACGGCGATGCGCAGATTGACACTGGTGCCCAGGATGTCGCCCTTGTCGGTGTACTCCTGCAGCGCAGGCAGCGTCACCACCACGCGGGCCGCGTCAGCCGTTGCGGCGATGGTGCGCGTGATCGGGGCCGATGCTGTGACGACAACGCCCACACCCGTTTCGCTGGCCACCTCGTCAAACCCTGGGATGTAGCTTTGAGCCTGCGTGCCGGCGCGCGTCAGCACTGTGACGCCGTTGAAGTTCAGGCTGCCGTCAGGGTTCTGGATTGGCGTGTTGCCCAGGTAGACCGACTGCAGGCCATTGGCCAGCCCTTCGATCTCGCCTTCGCCGATCAGATCCAGAATCTTGGCGTAGCTGGTCGAAAACAGGTTGTTCGTCGCCTCGGTGGGGACGTACTGCTGCGGCTGGGCTGCAGCAGGAGTCTGGGACTGTTGGCGGCCCCCGCCCTTGCCACCACCGCCCATGCCACCGGATCCGCTGATCATGCCGCTACCTGGTCTACGTCGATGCCTGCGGAGATCACGACTGAACCAACGATCACCTCGCCATAGATCACCGGCACCGGCACGCCCTGGCGGCTGGTGTTTTGGATGCCGCTGAAGCTGTAGTTCTTGCGCGGGTCGTTGTCGTCGGCAGCCTTGGCCATTGGCCCCATGGATACGGCGCCAGGTCCCGCCATTCGCGGCACGGGAGTGAGCAGCTGCGCCACGCCGCCGAGGGCCAGGCTTGAGCCGACGCCCAGCATCAGAGACACGCCAAGGGCGCCGATGCCAGGAATGAACGACAGAGCCACCAGCGCCACCCCGGCCACGATCCGCCCCACGGCACCAGCGCCACCGATCACCGGCACGATGGCGATTTCGGCGGCGCCAGCCGGTTCGTGCAGGTCATCAGCGTCAAGAGCCCGGGCGCCAAGTTTTACCCGGTAATGCTGATCGGCCATGTGCCGCTCGACCTGGGGGAAGTTCGCCAGCAGGAAGCGCACCGCCTCCGCCGCGCTCGCCACCTCGGCGCGGAAGGTGCGGCGGCCCAGAAAGCGGGCGAGCCTGCCGTAGACGCGGATCACCCTCATGGCTTCAGTCTGCCGACCCAGCCCGTGCATTTCTGCAGCCAGCCGCCGTAGATGTCCCGGCTCGACAGCCTGCCGCGAAGGTGGTGCAGCAACATCTGATCGCCCAGGTAGACGCCAACGTGATTGAGTCTGGCGTTGGAAATCGACATCAGCACGGCATCGCCTTCCTGCAGATCGGCCGGGTCAATCTGCTCAAACCCTGCCTCCTCCCATAGCCCCTCAAACATCGGCGCCTTCTCAAAATCCTGCGGGCGGGCAGGCCGCTGCCAGTCGGGCAAGGTGGTGCCCTGCTCGGCGTACCAGTCCCGCACCAGGGTCCAGCAGTCCTGCGCACCCCAGACCCATTCGCGGCCGATCAACGGCGCCTTGTAGCCGCAGGGCTCCAGTTCAGCCCATGCTTCGGTCTTGGGATTCACGATCAGCCACGGCAGGCCGCTGGCTTCGCAGGCGGCGCGGTCGGCTGGTGATGGCTCTGGCGGTGTTATTGGGTGGGAATGGATCACCGCAAATACCTCGCCCTCATCCTCGGCAGCGGCGTAGTCGTCGGGGTCGATGGTGAACAGCTCACCCGGCTCCTCGGCGATGTTGCGGCAAGGCCGATAGACCTGCGTGCCGCCGATGACAAGCACCAGGCCGCAGGCTTCGCGGGGATCGTCCTGCTGGGCGTGGGCCAGTGCTTCGGCTCGGATGGTGTCGTTGATCATGTGGAATAGGCTCCAGCGCCAGGGAAGCCACCGAAGGGCAGCTGGGCATTGCTGCCGAAGTGGGTGCGGCAATCAGCCAGGCTCTTGGCGCAGGTGGCCAGGGCGCCGCTGTAGCTGCACTCAGCCGACTTGTAGACCCACGGGCAGATTGAGGCGATCACCTGCCGTTTCGGCGCACGCACGCCCGCCAGGTCAAACGCTGCGGCAAGCTCAAACTCCACCATGTCGCGGGATTCGCTTTTGCGCCGGTCGATGAAGTAGACCTCGCGGGGATACTCGGCCGTGGGGTCGGGTGTTCCCAGCGGGTTGACGTTGCTTGGGAAGTTCACCGCGTCGAGGTAGCGGGCATGAGTGCGCAGGCGCGTCACCTTGGCGCCCTCCAGCCCCATGGGCAGGGTCAGCAGCAGCGCGGTGATGGTGCCAAGCACGTTGGCCACCTTGATGCTGGGCCGTGGCAGCTGGCCGTTGCCGCTGTAGCTGAAGCCGTCGGCTTCGATCGGCAGGGCCAGATAGGTGCTGCCAGCCCACACCACGTCACCGGTCCCCTTGGCGTTGATGCCGGCATGGAAGCGGTAGACGGTGCTGGCGCCATGGATGGCCGTGATGAGCTGCAGCTCAAACAGCTCGATCAGAGCCGAGGGGGCAGGCAGCTGGGCTTCGGAGAAGGGGACGGGCATCAGTACTCAAACACCTGCCGGAACTTGGCGCGGAGCTGGTTGTTGTTGCAGTTGGTGGGGTCGATGCTCCACTCCTCACACACCCACTTGCGGCCGGCCTGGCTCCATGGCGTCGTCCAATCAAAGGCTTCCGCGCCGCCCCGGGCCTCCAGGAAGACGCGGATCTCGTCGCGCTCGGCGTCGGTGCGGTTGTTGAACTGCAGATCCCAGGTCTTGGGGTCGGTGTTGAGACCGAACCTGATGCGCTGCTGGTAGCCGTCGCCCAGCGCGGTCTTGCTCACCCTTGGCTGGCTCGACTCCGGGGAGCTGAAAGATGGGGTCCAGGTGAAGGTGGCCATGATCAGGCAGCGAGGAGGCCGCCAGGGCGGCGGTGATGGATCAGGCGGTCGTCAACCACCCGGGCAAGATCGCGGGCCAGGGCGGCGCCGGTGCCGGGGTCTCCGCTGGCCTTGGTGCCGCTGGCGTCCACGTTGATGGTGATGTTGTTGCTGGTGCCACCGGCAGCCGCCACACCCAGCCGGCCATCGCGCCCCCGGCGCAGCGGCATGATCGCCTCAGGCCCGGCTTCACCCATCACGCCGGTGCGGAAGGCGCCACCGCTGGCGAACTTGAACATCGTGGGACTGGTCACCATGTCGCCGCCGAAGATGCCGCCCTTGGCGAAGCCATAGCCGCCGGAGGGAATGAAGGCCTGGCTGGGCATCTCGAAGCTGCGGCCGGCACCGCCACCGATCCCGCCGATGATCTGCATGATCGTCTTCAGCACCAGCTGGCGGATGATCATCCGGCTGGTGTCTTGCAGCACCGAGGCGGCGAAGGCCTTGAAGTTGGTGGTGCCTGTGGTGGCGAGCTCGGTCAGGCTGTCCTCGAGGCCGCCGATGCTGTCGGTGGTCAGCTGGCCCACGGCGTCGCGCAGGTTGCCGACCGAATCGACATAGCCCTGCAGGCCCTGCTGGAAGCCAGCCCCGGCGCTGCTACGGCTGGTCAGCTCCTGCATCCGCGCCATCGAATCGGCCAGCAGCTCGGCCCGCTCGCGCTCCTGGGTGAGCTGCTGGCCGGTGAGGTCGGTGAGCTTCTGCTTGTGCTCCAGCTCTTGCCGCGCCCAGTCGGTGATTTGCGACTTCACCAGCAGCTCGCGCTCTTGGTCCGACTTGGCCGCGGCGAGCTTGTCGGCATAGTCGCGCATCCGCTCGGCGCGGGCCTGGTCGTACTCGGCGCTCAGCTTCTCCAGCGGGGTCATGGCCGCCGCCACCTGCAGCTGCGCCTCTTTGGTGGCCAGCAGGTCGCGGGCGGCGGTGAGCTGCTTGGCGGTTTCTTCGGCCTTGCGTTTGTCGTCTTCCTTGCGCTTTGCCTCAGCGCGAGCCTGGTCCTCTTCGGTCTGTGCATTGTCCTTCCACGCATCAGCAGCGGCACCCTTGCCGGTGGCCTTGAACGTGCCGTGAATCAGCCGGTAGACGTTGCCATCAGGCGTCTGGAAGGCAGTGTTGTCGCCGTAGCTGCCCTTGCTCGACCCAACCCATTTGGCCCCGCCTTTCAGTGACAGCTTGGCGCTGCCGCCAAAGGCATAATCCCAGGCGTTGTGGACGCGAGTGCCGCCGTCCCGCATGGCCCCAAACTGGCCACCGCTGACCGTGGTACCAGTCGAAAGAGGCCTGCCGTTGACGCTGACGTACGGGTCAAGCGCACCGCGGGAGAAGTACCGGCCGTCAACACGCTTGATGTCGAAGTGGGGCCCGTAGGCGTTAGGCCCGCTTGGGCCAATCCCGCCCTGCATGTAATAGCCCTGGATGCCCTGGCCGGCTGGCGGCTTGCTTGCTCCGCCCGATCCTCCACTGCCAGCCGCCCGAGTGCCGCCGGTCAGCGCTGGCACCGTCAGCGGAGCGACCCTGCCGCCAGTCCCCGACGGGGAGCGGAACTCCGGCTGTTGCTGGAGGAGCCTCAGGAACTTGCCCTGGTCCATCATTCCCAGGAAGCCGGCCGACTGGCCCTGCAGTGCCTTGCGCCGCTGCTCGCCAATCAGCCTGTCCACGCCAGCCGTGCCGAACGGCAGCTGCCCTGCGTTCACCTGGGCGATGGTGTCGGCGTTCTGCGGGCCCAGCAGCGCCGCACGCATCGCCCGGTTGATTGTGTCCACCGTGTTGGTGGCGATCAGCAGGATGCGGCTCAGCGCGGGTTCAAGCACCCCGCCGATCGTCTGCGAAAGGCTCGTCACCGTGTCGCGCAGCGTGCTCAGCCGCCCATTCAGCGTGTCGCTCTGAGCAATGGCGCCATTGGCGTACTTGCCGCCCTTATCGGTCAATCGAACGATGGCCTGCTCGAACGCTTCGGAGCTGACCCGGCCATCAGACAGAGCCTTCTGCAGCTCCTGGCCGCTGAGCCCGTACATCTTCTGCAGCTCGCCCTGGATGCCAACACCGCGCTCCTGGAACTGCAGCAGCTCCTCGGTCTGCAGGCGGCCCTTTGAGACCACCTGCCCGTAGGCGGTGGCGAGCTCGCCCAGGTTGGAGCCGGTGGCGCCAGCAACGTCGCCGAGGCGCTTGGTCACCTCCACCACTCGTTGACCGGCGATACCGAACGCACCAAGCCGCTTGGCGGTTTCGATCAGCTCGGTGGACTCAAACGGCGTAACCGATCCGTAGGCCTGCAGCTCCTTGACGATCTGGCTGGCTTTGGCGGCGCTGCCGAGCAGCACCTCGAGCGAGCGGGTCTGGGTTTGCAGTGTTGCCGTGTCGCCGAAAATCTTGCTCAGGATCGTGGCGCCACCAACCAATCCGATCACGCCGCCGACGGAAGCTTGAAGGCCCCGCATCGCCATTGATGCCCCAGCCGCCGTGCGCTCGACACCCTGCAGGCCGCGATTCAAGGCGACGATCTGATTCGCGCCCTGAACGTCGGCCTTGATTCTCAGCAGCGCGTCAAGGTTCGCCATCAGGCTGCCAGCTCCGCCAGCTTTGCGAGGGCCGCGTCCTCCATGGTCTGCACGTCCTCCAGCACTTCGAGCGGGTTGGGCTCTTGCTCCAGGCTAAGAAGGCTGAGCACGACGCCATAATCCAGGCCGATCCGCCGGCCATCGCTGACGCGCCATTGGGTGCAGACCTTCAGGAACATGCGGATGCCCTTCTCGGCGTCGGGGTGAATGTCGAACACCTGCACCTCAGGCTCGGGCATGATCACCCCCAGGGCTGCCGCTTCGGCTGGGTCTGGTCCCTGTTGCTGGCCGCCGGTCACCCAGAGCTCGGCGGCCTCGATCAGTTTTTTCGCTTGCCCTTCGCCAGCGACTCCAGCCAGGCGGCCACGATCGCCGAGGCCACCAGGGGAACGTTGAGAATCCGCTGGCGGCTGGTTTCGCTGAAGGGCACCTCGTCGCCGGACTCGTCGAAGATGCCGCCCCAGCCGGTCAGCACCTGATCAAGCAGCTCCAGGTCGGAGATGGTGCCGGCTTCGATCTTCTCGCCGATCTCGCGTAGTTGATCCTGCGGGAGCCGTTTGAACTCGGCGTCGAAGGTTTCCTTGTCGAACTTGCCGCCGTCCACTGGGAACTCAACGGCGACGGGCCAGCGGTAGGTGACCGACTGGGAGCGGAGCTGGAGGGGCATGGGTAGGGGTGCAGTGGTTCAGGCTTGAGAGCCTGATCAGGTCAGGGCCAACGAAAACTCGTTGTTGCCGGCCGTGGTGGGCAGTGCGACGTAAGGAAGGTTCAGCATGATCACCCCGTTCATGTCGCCATAGGTGGGGTTAGTCAGATCGGTTTGCGGGCTGGTGAAGACGCAGCGGTTGCCGGCGGTGGTGCCGTGCGTGAGGGTCAGGTTGCCGGTGGTGGTGCCGGCGGCGATGCTGAAGTAATCCTTGGTGGCGATGGGCACCGATTCGATCATCACCTGGCCGCTGGGGGCGCGATCGGTGATGAGCACTTCCTTGGTGCAGCCGATCAGCTCGCGGTATTGGATCTCGTTGTTCATGGCAAACGAGAACGACGACAGGCAGCCGGAGTAGCTGAACAGGCTGAAGGATGCGGTGTTGCCGTTGGTGAAGATCAGCGGGTCGGCCTGGTTGCCGTAAGTCACAGCGCCCACAGCCGTATCGGTGGGGGTGCTGTAGATGCCGGTGCCGGTGAAGGAGATCACGGGGATCTGGCCCAGCTCGCCGGTGATCTCGAAGGTGCCGCGCCAGCCGGTCACGGCGTGGCGGATGCCATCGGCGAAGTAATAGACCGTTGCGCTGGAGAAGCTGGAGCTCACCGGGGCGTAGGTGACGCTCGTCGATGCCACGGTGGTGGCCGCTGTGCCGCAGGCCAGCATGGCGGGGCCCCAGCGAGGGGCGGTGCCAGCGGCGCCGCTGCCGGCCAGCTCTACCTCGAAGTTGCACTGCACCTTGATGTTGGCCAGCAGCTGGGTGCTGTTGCCCAAGTACGGCCGCACCAGGTCCCGGCTCACCACATCGGCATCGATCGGCGAAATGTCCAGGCTGCGCACGGCCAGCGCATCGGTTCCGGCCGGCGTGGCATCGGTGCCGTAGGTCGATTCAGTCTTGAGGAGAATCGTCCGCTTGCGCGTCAGGAAGGGCATCGGTCGGCTCGGTGGGGTTGGGGGCAGGAGCGGTGCGGCTGATCAGGGTCCGCTTTCTGGTCTTCGGGTTGAGCAGGTATTCACCGCCCACGCCGTCGAACTCGTCTGAGATCAGGCTAGGAACCGTCATTGGGTCAGGTCTGTGGTCAGCGTTCGGAACGGGATCCGATAGCTCAGGCTAAGAATCCCGATCTCGCCGGACTCGCCCTTCCACTCGCTGGGGCCTGGGTCAATCGAGTGGGTCAGCCCGCCGAGGGTGCGGTCGGCCATCAAGCGGCTGTGAGCATCGACCCGGATCGGATCGGCCAGGGTGGACAGCGGCGTGCCGCTGATCAGGATGTCCACCGCCACGGTGATGGTGTAATCGGTGAAGGGCAGCGAGGTCAGCCCTGGCTCCTCCCCTAGCGGTTCGATCACGATGCACGCCATTTCATTTCTGGCCACCGCTTCCCAGCGATCCCGAAACACCCGGCCGCTGATGCCAGCGGTGGGGGTTAGCGCCGCCTCGATCGCCGCCAGGATGCGCTCACTCTTGCTCAGCGTCACAGCTTCGGCTCCTCAGGGTTGGCATCGGATCGCCGCCGCCGGCCCAGGCCCAGCATCCGCCCAGCGGCTGGGATGGCGTTCTGCAGCGGCGAAGGGATCAGCACGCCGAGGGCGACATTCCAGCGAGCATCACAGGCCGCCCAGGGGTTGGGGGCTCTGACCTCGCAGACCCCGATGTAACCAGCGAGCAAGGCAAAGGCGGCCCAGTTCATCGCCCGCCCTCCAGCCGCTCGATCTGGCTCGGGACTGCCAGCCTGAGCGGCACCATCGTGGCGACCACCGGCATCAGCACCGCCAGCACCAGGCCCACCCCGGCGATCTGGGCCAGGCGGGTTTCGAGCGTGCGTTGGCGGGTGAACAGGGCGTCGAGGTCTTTGGTGATCCTGGCCACATCCTCTTTGCGCTCGGCCATGATTGCCAGGATCGAGTCGATCTTGGCTCCAAGCTCTGCCAGGCGCACATAAATGTCGCGGTGGCTTACGTCCTCAGGCGGCATGGCAGGCGTGGGGGTTGGGGTCAGGCTAGGCAGGGGAGGGGGCGTTGCTCGTCGGCGCGGAACTGAGCGACGGGATGGGGCCGCTGAGGGTCATGGCGCAAAGGTCGGGTGGGATTAGCGTCATAGGAGGGTCATGGTTGGTTAGATCGGGGAGGCTTTGTAGATATCGCCACCATTTACAGACGCATATACATCACTGCCTAAAGTTGTCATGCCGACCCACGACCTATTTGTTCGACCAAGGGCAATAAAGTTACCAGTGCCGCCTGTTTGCTTGTAAATGTCGCCATTGGCAACACACGCATATACATCACTGCCTAAAGTTGTCATGCCGGTCCACAATCTACTTGTTTGGCCAAGGCCAATAAAGTTGCCAGTGCCGCCTGTTTGCTTGTAAATGTCGTCATTAAGAACAGACGCATATACATCACTGCCTAAAGTTGTCATGCCGAACCACGACCTACTTGTTTGACCAAGGGCAATAAAGTTACCAGTGCCGCCCGTTTGTTTATAAATGTCGCCAGCATCAGTACACGCATATACGTCGCCGTTCAGCGTCGTGAGTCCATTCCACTGCCTACTTGTTTGGCCAAGGCCAATAAAGTTGCCAGTGCCGCCTGTTTGCTTGTAAATGTCGCCACCTAAAACAGACGCATATACATCACTGCCTAAAGTTGTCATTTGACGCCACGACTTATTTGTTTGGCTAAGGGCAATAAAGTTGCCAGTGCCGCCCGTTTGTTTATAAATGTCGCCACCATTTACACCCGCATATACATCACTGCCCAAAGTTGTCATGGCTTGCCAATTTCTATTCCCTTGGCTAAGAGTGATAAAGTCGCCAAGAGTGACGCCACCGCCTGCCGGCGCAAACCTCCCCGAGTTAATCCAGATGACGCTCATGCCTGCTTCTCCCAGGCCAGCGATTCGCGCTCAGGCGTGGTGGGGTCGTCCGCCAGGAACTGCCCATCCTCACCGCGGGCCTGCACGACAGTCCACAGATCCCCATCAGCATCGACCCACTCCTGGCCAAGCATCACGGCAGCCGGGCGAGTAGCACCGCCCAGGGCCGCCACAAACGCCTCAGGCAAGTGCAGCATCAGGGCCAGGCCACGCACCTCCTGGAGCAGTTCAGGGCTCACCAGCCCCTGGCGGCGCAGCGCCACCCAGGCGCCTCGGAAGTCGTCCACATCGCCAGCAGCCGAAGCGGCCAGCAGGGTGGCAGGCAGGCTCAGGCCAGCCGCCGGAGCCTGGCTCAGGCTGCCGCCCAGCAGGGCATTGATCGCAGGATGGGCCAGCAGGGTCCGCTTAAAGGTGCGCCAATCCGGCGCGGGCGGCACGGGCGGCAGCGGCTCCACCGCCCAGCCCCAGCGCCACTCGGCGGCGTCACGGTCGATAGTGCGCGTCTCAGAGAGGCTGTGCGTGGCGGGGTCGTATTCAGGCGCTGGCCCGCGCACGATGCGCAGCACCTCGTAACGCGGGTCGAGCCCCTCCACCGGCTCCTCGTCGCGACGGGGGTAGTCCTTGATCAGGCCGGTTTCCGTATCAAGCAGGACAAGGTTTCTCATGCTCAGGCCCTCCGCACGAAAAGGCTGACCTTGAGGCCAGCCCCGGCCACCGTGCTGCCGATCTGGTCGATGTCGATTGAAACCTCGGCGTCGTCGGCCAGGCTGCTGTCCGCGATCGTTGCGGCGCTGGCGGCGGTGGTGCTGCTGGTTTCGGTGGCGTCAATGCTCAGCTTCGTGCCTAGCACCGATGTTCCCGCTTCGTTCACATCCACGATCAGCGTCGAGCCGGTCGGGGCGGTGTTCACATTCGCCCGCACCGCCAGCAGGGTGGCTGCAAATGGCAGCCTGAACCGCACCTTGTTAGTGCCGGTGGTGAGCGCTGTGCTCTCGTCGCCCACCGGAATCACGATCACGTCACTGTCCCGCTGGTGCGCGTGATCAGCCCGGGCGGCGTCGGTGCTGCTTCCGGCCGCTGCGGTGGCGCCCAGGGCTGCCGGGGCGCTGCTGCTGACGGCCAGGCTGCTGGTGCCAGCGCCGATGGCTGTGCGGGCTGCTGCAGCATCGGCAGCGGTCAAGAGGGCGCGGCCGGTTGCCGTGCTGTCGCTGATCGTGCTGGCGGCTTGGTTGTGGCTGGCGGCGGCGAAGTCGCCCGTCGCCGCCGTGGCAGCTGTCCCCAGCCCCAGCGTGGTCCGAGCTGCTGCAGCGTTGGCGGCGCTGGCCAGGGCCTGGCCGGTGGCGGTTGCCGTTGCTGCCCACCAAGCGGCGGCAGCCTGGAACACCCTCTGCGCGGTGAAGGCCCTGCGGGTCGTGGCGCTGCCCGCCTCGGCCTCGGCCTGGCTGATCGTGGTGGCGCTCCACTCCCGGCTGTCGGTGAGCCTCGCGTCGCTGGTTTGGACGTATCCGGTGAGAGTTGAGGCCAACCCCGCAGGCTGCACCGCCGTGCCAGCCAGCACCGCCGCCGCGTCCCAGTTGGCCTGGGTGGCCGTGAGCGGCAGGCTGTAGCCGGCGGCGAAGGTGAGCGCCAGGGTGCCGCTGGCCGTGATCGGTGAACCGGCGACAGCGAAGCCCGTGGGGACGCTGAGGCCAACGCTCGTCACGGTGCCAGAGCCGGTGGCAGTGACGGTGAGCGCACCCGCAACGATCGACAGGCCAGAGCCCAGGGGATAGACCTGCGGCGCCCCGGTGCCGCTCTCGCGGCCCAGCACGCCGGCCGTCATGGTCAGACCGCTGCTGCCGATCGCGCCGGTGGCAGCCTTGCCGTCCAGGGCCGTCTGCGTGGCTGTGCTGATCGGCTTGTTGAGGTCGCTGGTGTTGTCGGCGTTGCCGAGGCCCACCGTTGTCTTGGTGGCCAGGGCGGCGATGGCGCTGGCCGCGGCATCCACCGTGGTGCCGCTCTGATCCATCGGCACCCGCTCGGTGCCGGTCAGCGCCGAGGCGTTGGGCAGCCCTGTGATCGTGACGTCGGCCATGGGCTCAGGCTAGGAAGCAAGAGTTACGAGATA